CCTTTGATTAACCACTGAGCATCTAAGGTAGACAACTGAGATCTAAGGTTGTCATTAGGGGAGATTATATTAATATTGATCTAGGTCAAGAAAAAAAATATAATCTCCACTCCTAGAGAGAGGTAGGATAAGACATTGATGCAGATCAAATCAGAGGGAGACAAGGGACTATAGTTAACTTAAAGATAACCTAAAGATAAACTATAGAGAACTATAGATATTGACTTTAATGATTATAACTATAATAATAACTTATAAGATTATAATAATGAATATAACTATAATGATTAATCAAGTAGGTTATTACTATAGATACTAATCTAAAGATTAACTAAAGATAACTTAAAGTTAACTAAAGGAAACCAAATGGACACTAAAGAAGCTATTGACTCAATTCGAATTAATGAAGTAGGTTATGATGAATTGTGTCTTAAATATGGGAAGCATTTAGTCGATAAAGAAATAGAATTAGAGTTAGAGAGTAAGGATCTTGCTTATCAAGCTTTTATGTCTAAAATTAATAAGGCCAGAGAGAATAAAACTTTAGCAGACACGGGGACAACCAAAATGCTGCTTAAAGAAGCCCTTCCGGCCTTTTGTAAGGGACTAAAAGATTTCTACACTAAAGCTGATTCAGGTAAACCGGGGAAACGCCATATTTGTGCAGTTGTCTTAAAGCAGCTAGAGATTGAGCATGTAGCTTTCTTGTCTCTCAGGTCTATTCTTTCTAATGCTATTCCTCAGGTAAACCTTACGTCCCTTGCAAAAGAACTAGGTACTGAGTTGGAATTAGAGATGAAGTTTCAAGATGTATTGTCTACTTTGTCTGAGAAGGAACGATCCTACTTTCAGGTCAACCTCAACAAACGTATAGGTATGTCTTTTAAGCAGGCTTTTGTTAACGCTAAAGATAAATGGTTAGCTGATGAGAACCGTAAGGAACGCTGGGAGAAATGGACTGATAGTGTTCGCTGTAACCTAGGTATGAAGCTGATCGATATTTTTATTGTCTCTACTGGACTGGGGAAGATCTCTAAGTACTCCAAGGGTGGCAGCTTTAACATTACCTATCGTTTTGAGATAGCTCCTGAGATTGTCCAATACATTGCCCATAACGATAAGGAAATGGCAGATTTGCTATTCAAAAATCGTCCTATGGTCATCCCTCCCAAGCCTTGGACTAATCCTATCAATGGCGGCTATTACATCAATCTCAAGAGACCTATCCCTTTAGTTCGTCTTAATGAAAAGACTGTTATGGATCTCTATGGAGATCTCGATATGCCTGACGTCTACAAGGCTGTTAACGCTATCCAAGAGACCCCTTGGAGGATCAATCAAAGGGTACTTAAGGTAGCTCAGGAGATCTCTAAGTGGAAGCATATCCCTGAGGGCCTTGAGATGCCTTTGGCGGAACCTGAGGAGCCTCCAGTGCGCCCAGAGGCAGCAGATAAGGATCCTAACGTTCAGAAGGAATGGCGTAAGTCTATGGTTATCTACTTTCAGCGTGACAATAAGCGTAAGTCTAAGCGTTATGCAGTGAATGCTCAGCTTGCTCTTGCGGATATCTATAAAGACTATGAACGTATCTACTTTCCTCATAATCTTGATTTCCGTGGTCGTGTCTATCCGCTGCCTTTGCTGAACCCACAAGGCACTGATTTCTGCAAGAGTTTGCTGGAGTTTGCCGATGGTGCTCCTTTGGGAGATTCGGGGGTAGCTTGGTTAGCTATCCAAGGTGCTAACTGCTATGGGCTTGATAAGAAACCCTTAGAGGAACGCATTGCGTGGGTCTATGAGAACACTGAGCTTATCCTAAAGACTGCTAAAGATCCTCTCACATATCTTGAATGGGCTGAAACAGATTCCCCTTGGGAGTTCCTAGCATTCTGCTTTGAGTGGGCTGATTTCATGGACCAAGGTACAGATTATGTGTCTCACATTCCAGTAGCTTTCGATGGCAGCTGCAGTGGTATCCAGCACTTCTCAGCTATGCTTAAGGATGAGATTGGGGGTACTGCAGTTAACCTCGTGCCTGATGATAAGGTTCACGATATCTACGGTATTGTCGCTGAGCATGTGAAACAGGCTATCCTTAAGGATGCCGCTGAGGGTACTGAAGATGAGTTTAAGACTGCTGAAGATGGCACTGAGTATGTCTCTAAGGGTACTAAGGCACTTGCTAATGAGTGGCTGGCCTATGGGATTACCCGTAAGGTAACCAAGAGACCCACTATGACACTCTCATACGGTGCTAAGAAGTTTGGCTTTACTGAGCAGATTCTTGAAGATACTATCTACCCTCATTTAGAACACAACCCCTTAGCATTCTCTAAGCCTCGACAAGCTGCAACCTATATGGCAGACAAGATTTGGAACTCATTAGGTGAGGTTGTCGTTAAAGCGAGAGAAGCTATGGACTGGCTTCAGACTGCCTCAGGTTTACTTGCTACCGATAAGAATATCAATGGTGAGAACCTGCCTACTCAGTGGGTAACTCCTAGTGGTTTCTTGGTTCGCCAAAGGTATCCTAAGGTTCGCCTGAAGAAACTTAAGACCTTCTGCAGCGGAACTATCCATGTTACTGATGAATCTGGTGCTCCTGATGAAGCTAAGACTGAAGGTGAGACCTTTCAAATTAGTGTCTCTGAGGACTTGGGGGAAATCGATTCACGTAAGCAGAAGCAAGGTATCGCTCCTAACTATGTGCACTCTATGGACGCTAGTCATCTAATGTTGACTGTAGACGCTTGTGTTGATGCAGGGATCCATCAGTTTGCGATGATCCATGATTCTTATGGCTGCCCTGCAGGTCAAGGTGATTTGATGTTCTCTCTTGTTCGTGAGGTCTTTGCTGAAACCTACAAACAGAATGACGTGCTGCAGGATCTTCATGATCAAGTCGAGAATATGTTGTCTCCTAAGAAAGCTAAGGAGTTGCCTCCGATTCCTAAGCACGGTACATTAGATCTTGACGTAGTCAAACAGTCTATGTATGCGTTCTGCTAGTAACTTAATATAATCTCCACTACTAGAGAGAACCAAGGAAGCTCTCTAGTAACCTTTACTTAATTAATTAAACAAGGAAACCATTTTAAAATGATCGAACGTTACACTACTCCGAAGGGCTTTGCTCAGTATCCTCACCTGAAGGAGCCTGATATGAAGTTCAATCCTGAAGGTGTCTTTAGTGTCACTATGCGCTTTGAGGGGATGACTGATGAACTTAAGAAGCTCATTGAGAAGCTTGAGGCTATTCAGGACAAGGCTTTCGATGAAGCGGTCTCTGAAGCCAATGCGATGAATAAGAAAAAGATCCATAAGTCTGATCTTTACTTTGAAGATGAAGAAGGTAATGTCTACCTCAAGTTTAAGCAGAATGCTGTAATCAAGAAAAAGGATGGATCTACAGTCAACGCTAAGATTGCCTATTTTGATTCTAAGGGCAAGCCTATTGACGTCAATGTAGGTCGTGATTCAGTGATTCGTCTTAGCTTCACTGCAGTACCTTACTTCATGCAGTCAATTAAGCAGGTTGGCCTTAGCCTTCGACCGGTTGCAGTCCAAGTGATTAAGCTTAACGAGTTCGGTGGTTCATCTGCAGAGGACTACGGCTTCTCTGCTGAAGAGGAAGGCTATGAGGCATTCAAGGAAGAGGCACCATTTGACAGCCTCGATGAAGATGAAGTAGAATCACGTAAGGCTGTTGGAGCAACTGATTTTTAATAATTACTAGGGAGTACCTAAGATGATTACTTTGGAAGAACTTGATAACCGCATTGATAAGGCTCAATCTACTCTTGCTACGATGCAGGATGTTGTGCAGGGTCTTAAGACTAACATTGAGGAACTTAAAGAGGAACAAAAGGAACCTACTTTCGATCTCTATGATTGGAACCCATGCACCATTAAATTCCCTGATCATGTGCTGCAAGATATCGATTGTGACTTTGTTGCAGTCATGCTGATGCGTAAGGATGTCTATAAGGAATACTGTGAAGATGTAGAAAGTCTTCCTGTAGATGCCTCTAGTGTGCAAGAAGGTAGCCTCTTTATTGGTTACATGTACTTTTCGCTTAATGATGCTAAACCTACCTTCAAGTACCCTAGTGGAGATCTTATCTTTGATAAGGACAGTGAAGAGAAGCGAGATCCTAAGAATTATTACTTTAAGTACGTCTTTGGTGGTATCTAATGACCACCCGCAGTGCAGCATACAGCAAAGCTAAAAGGCACAACGCGGGTACCTACAGATCAGGACTTGAGGAGAAGAATTCAGACTTCCTCAAGTCCTTTTCTATTGAGCCACACTATGAGGAACAGTACTTAGAGTATGTCGTTCCTCAGAGTACTCACAAGTATACCCCTGATTTCGTGTTGCCTAATGGCATCATTATAGAAACTAAGGGTGTCTGGGATGCTGAAGATAGGAAGAAGCATTTATTAATCCGTGAGCAACATCCTGAGTTAGATATCAGGTTTGTCTTTAGTAGAAGTAAGACGTACATTTATAAGGGATCGTCTACTACTTACGCTAGCTTCTGCAACAAGAACGGCATTAAGTTTGCCGATAAGCTGATCCCCGAAGAATGGCTTAAAGAGAAACCTAAAGATATCCCTGAGGGAATCTTGAAGAACAAGAATAATAACAATAACAACAAGAGAATTAATAAATGACTACTACCTTTAAGGAACCACTGATTGACTACCATAGAAACTTTGTTAAGTTCAAGTCTCGCAGTTCTACTGATTATCTTGTGGTTCACTGCAGCGCTACTCAAAATAAGCCTGAGTACACTTGGAAAACTATTGATCAAATGCATCGTCAAAAGGGATGGCTTGGTATAGGCTATCACTTTGTCATTCTTACGGATGGAGCTATTCAAAATGGCAGACCCCTTGAAGCTATTGGCAGTCACGTTCTGGGTTATAATGATGACAGTGTTGGCATTTGCCTTATTGGGGGGACTGATCGTAACGGTAAGTCTGTAGACAACTTTACAGAGAAGCAAAAGGAATCTCTTAAGAAACTCTTAGACTGGCTTAAGAGTAAGTATCCTAAAGCTAAGGTCTTAGGGCATAGAGATTTCCCCGGGGTAGCCAAAGACTGCCCTTGCTTTGATGTTCAGTCGTGGTACGGCCGTGGTGCTGTCTACGTTACCTATGAAGATGCAAGTTCTCTTGATAGATGCAAGTTGTCTCAAGCTGATCTTAAGGAAGCCAATGGGACACTTGAGTTCACTAAAGGTGACTTAGTTCGTATCGCATAAAATCGCCACTACTAGAGAGAAGAATAAACTATGTGGGAGAAGGTAGCCATACTAGCAGTAGTCTTAGCTTTCTTTACAGGTGTCATGGGTGGCAGGGAATATGAAAGCAATAAGCACACTGAAGAACTTGTAGCTATTCAAGCTCAGAATGAAGTCAAACTAAAGGAGCTAACAGCTAGGAAAGATGAAACAATTAGCCTTATCATTAAAAGTAAAGCTTCTGATGCTGCTGACTTGGCTGCCCTTACTAAACATGTTAATCGGGTGCAGTACAACCTCAGTAGCACCGATAGAAAGCTTCTCAGGGATGCCTCAGGAGCTAATGCAAAGTCAGTCGAAGCATGTAGACAGTTACTCTCAGAGAGTGCAGGACTTCATAGAGAAGGCGTTGAATTACTCAGAGACCTCAACACGAGACTAGAGGCTTTTATCAAACTGAATTCTACCTCTCCGTAATATAATTGGACAATATACCATTCTTCTAAAGTGGCTTATGTAGGTTCGAATCCTACCGGAGAGACCAAATATTTTAGGTGATTGACGGAATTGGCAGACGTTCTATGCTTAAACCATAGTGCCTTAAGGCGTAGGGGTTCGAATCCCCTATCACCTACCAAAGCTATACCATAGTAAACACACTAAAGGAAACCAAATCATGGAACCTATTGAACGTAAATCAGACTGGAATTTTCCTGATGGGGACTCATACCGTGATGAACTCCATAGCAATCAGAAAGAGAAGTGGGAATATGAGTATGAGGCATTCCTAGATTCTGAAGATGACTCTGATGACGAAGATGAGGAGGATGATGAAGATGAGTGATGATATTTGTCATGCATGCTGCGTAGGTAACTCTAAGGCTATCCTACGGGCACGCTATAAAGGCCTATATACTTTTGAATTGGAGTATCCTCGGTTCATCCATAGTGAATTCATGACTCACCGGATGTTCTCAAAGTGTGCCTCTAGTTCACGTGCAGTTCCTGTAGAGAAGACAATTCAGAACATCTTGAATGAACCTTGGAAACCTTTGCATGTCTATAAGAACTGCAGAGGCATGCAAGGTAAGGAGCTTATGAGTGATGATGAGTATGATAGCTTCTGCGAACATTGGGATGATGCTAAATTCCAAGCTATCGAGGTCGCCCATAAGATGATCAAAGAGGGGTTTCATAAGCAGCACATTAATCGTATCCTTGAGCCCTTCACTAAGATCAAGGTTATTGTCACTGCTACTGAGTGGGACAACTTCTTTAAGCTCCGATTGGCACATGATGCTGACCCAGAGATTCAGGATCTTGCTAAGGCTATCAAGTTGGCTATGGACAACGCTGCAGAGTACATCTATATCAACGCACTTGGTGGCTGTACACTTCCTTATGTCAACATTGATGAGATAACAGCTATCGAGGATAGACGGATGCTTAAGCTTATTTCAGCTGCACGCTGTGCCCGAGTGTCTTACCTTAATCACGATGGGTCTAAGCCGGATATCCTAAAGGATCTTAAGCTTGCTAAGCACCTTATTGAGAGTGGGCATATGACACCATTTGAACATCAGTGCAGGAGTATCTTTGAGGGTGATGCCTTTTACTATAACCTTCGTAATTTCCAAAGTGCACGCTATATGTTAGATCATGGAATCAACCTTTCTGCATCATGAGCCCTGTCCTAAGTGTGGTTCTAGTGATGCTCTTGCTGTTTTTAGTGATGGTCATAGGTATTGCTATAGCTGTCTCTCTTATTTTAGACCTACTGGGTATATAGACACTAATACACCTGATAGGGGGGTAAGAATGCCATCAAACATGATTCCTTTAGGGGAACTACAGATTTCTGCATTACCTGCCCGAGGTATCACTAAAGACACTTGTTCTAAACTTAAGTACTACGTTGGGGAGTATAAGGGTAACCCTTGTCAAGTGGCTTGCTACTATGATGACAAGGGTTCTCTTGTAGGCCAGAAACTGAGATTCCCTGATAAGTCTTTTGCTGTACTCGGGAAGATCTCAGGGTGCCTCTATGGCTCTCAGTTATGGTCTAGTGGTAAGAAACTGATCATTACTGAGGGTGAAGTGGATGCACTCACGGTCTCTCAGGTGCAAGGCAATAAGTGGCCCGTTGTGTCCATCCCTAATGGTGCTCAGGCTGCTAAGAAATCCCTTGAGGCTAACCTAGAGTACTTAGATAACTTTGAAGAGATCATCCTAATGTTTGATATGGATGATCCGGGACGGAAGGCATGTGAAGAGTGCGCAAAAATTCTCCCTTTGGGTAAAGCGTATATTGCTAATCTCCCTCTTAAGGATCCTAATGAGTGTCTTAAGGCTGGGAAATCAAGTGAAATTATCTCAGCCATATGGAACGCTAAGCCTTACAGACCTGACGGAATTGTTTCAGGTCAAGATCTCTATGAGAAGTGTGTGGAAGGTCTTGATAGTCTTAAAGACAGTGTACCATACCCTTTACACGCTCTCCAAAGCAAGACCAATGGTGCTCGGCACGGTGAGCTATATGTCATCACCTCAGGATCAGGTATGGGCAAATCAACTCTCCTTAGAGAACTTGAGTTCTTCTTTGGTGTCACTAAAGGCGAGGCTTGTGGCGTGGTTGCTCTTGAAGAGTCTACAGCAAAGACAGGACTTGAACTTATGTCGCTATTTCTTAATAGACGTCTTATCCTTAACGTGGACAACGGCAGTGTACCTAAAGAGGAACTCAAGAGCGCATTTTATGCAACTATTGGCAACGGAAAGTTCTACTTGTACGATCACTTTGGATCGCTTGATTCTGGGAATCTGCTTAGTAAGCTTAGATACATGATCGTAGCTCTAGGATGCAAAAGAATCTTCCTCGACCATATCTCTATTGTTGTCTCTGGTATGGACAATACGGACGATGGTGGAGAACGTAAAGCTATTGACAAACTAATGACAAACCTTAGATCCCTTGTTGAAGAAACAGGGTGCACCATGTATGTCGTTAGTCACCTTAAGCGCCCCGATAAGAAGGGTCATGAAGAGGGTGCTCAGGTATCCTTAAGTCAACTTAGGGGCTCCGGTGCTATCGCTCAGCTTGCAGATATGGTAATTGGCCTTGAGAGGAACCAACAGGGTGACAACCCTAATGTCATGACTGTAAGGGTCTTAAAGAATCGCTTTAGTGGCCTGACTGGGGTAAGCGGTTATCTCTACTATGATTCTGAAACAGGTCGTCTTAAGGACTATGATTGTCCATTTGAGGATGACTTGGGTGACTGCCCATTCTAATTATTTATTGACAAAGCTATAGAAGGATATAGAAAATGCTCAAACTATACGACAAACATATTATTACTGATATCGAAACCAATGGTCTCTTGGATACCGTAACTAAATTCTGGTGCGCATGGATCTACGATAGTGCTACTCAGGAATACAAAGGTTATAAGGCTTTAGATGAATACATTGATGCTCTTAATGTATATGGCACTAGCGGTTATAACTTGGTATTTCACAACGGTATCAAGTACGATGTCCCTTGTCTTAAGCGACTATCAGGTAAAGACTTTGTATTTGATCCTAGGGATTGTGTTATCGATACGCTTGTCTATGCTCGTCTAGTTTGGAGTAACATTAAAGATCTCGATATGGGCTTAATTCGTTCTGGGAGGCTTCCTAAGGATCTCTTTGGTTCCCATTCATTGAAAGCCTATGGCTATCGTATGCGTGAACTAAAGGGCACCTATGGGGAACAGGAGGAGGCTTGGGACAGCTTCTCAGAAGAGATGTACAAGTACAACTATCAGGACGTAGTTGTCACTAAGATGCTCTTTGATAAACTCTTAGGCAAAGGGTATCCTTGGGAGGCCGTACAGCTTGAGCACGATATTGCATGGGTCATGGCTAAGCAGGAGCGTAATGGTTTTGTCTTTGATAAAGATAAAGCTGTAGCGTTGTACAGTAAGCTTGCAGGTCGAAGAGATGAGTTGACTAAAGAGCTTCAGGATAGTGTCCCTCCTCTATTGACTGGCTATAAGGTCTACAAGAGAGACAACGCTAAGAAAGGTATTAAAGCAGGTGTACAGTATCCTGTTTATGAAACCTTTAATCCCAATAGTCGACAACAGATTGCTAAGGTTCTCATTGAACAAGGATGGGAGCCTCAGGAGGTGACTGATACGGGGTTGCCTAAGGTTGATGAAGAAACTCTAAAGACTGCTAAAGATATCCCTATGACTAGCAAGATCCTAGAGCTTCTCATGTTAAACAAACGTATTGGTCAGCTTGCTGAGGGTAGTAATGCGTGGCTAAAGCTGATGAAGGAGGATCCTAATGATCACCTATGGCGTATTCATGGTTCCGTTAACCCTAATGGTGCTGTCACTGGGCGTGCAACTCATAGTTATCCTAATGTTGCTCAAGTTCCCGCGAACAGATCTCCGTATGGGAAATTATGCAGAGAATTATTTACTGTTCCACAAGGATGGTATGAGGCTGGTATTGATGCTTCTGGTCTTGAGCTGCGTTGCCTTGGGCACTTCCTATCCCCATATGATAATGGTGCATATGTAAATGAAATCCTCTCAGGGGATATCCATACGCATAACCAAAAGATGGCAGGGCTTGCTACACGTGACCAAGCGAAAACTATGATCTACTGCATGATGTACGGAGGAGGAGACGCTAAGCTTGGTGAGGTTATCGGGGGAGACGCTAGGGCAGGTAAGGCACTTAAAGAGAAGTTCTTTAAGGCTATTCCTGCTTATAAAGATCTAGTAGAGGATATCTCTCATAGTCTTGTCTCCTCTTCAGAGTGGGTAGGGGGTACTCATAAAGTGAAGTGGCGTAAGCGGTATCATCCTGATAGTCCTCAGCTTGAGATCACCCATTGTGTCTTGGGTTTGGACAAACGTGTTATCTATGTACGCTCTGAACACTCAGCTTTGAATACTCTATTGCAATCTGCAGGTGCTCTCGTTTGTAAGAAATGGGTGTGTCTTGTAGAAGAGAATATGCGTAAGGCTGGCTATAAGCACGGCTGGGATGGTGACTTTGCTATGGTGGCATGGATTCATGATGAGTGTCAGATAGCTTGTCGCACTAAGGAAATCGCTGAAGATTGCTGTAGGATTGCTCAGGAATCCATGAGACAAACTCAGGCATTCTTTAATTTTAAATGTCAACTTGATACTGAAGGAAAGATTGGCTGTAACTGGGCAGCTTGTCATTAATTACTACTATGGAAAACACTGGTATGACTAAAGAAACTAAGGCAGCACTGCTGCGTGACTATAAGGCTCCTAAGGGCAGCATTGATCACATCCATATTATGTGGAAGTGGAAGGTTAAGCATGATGAGTATGGCAATGTCCCTGCTTATGGTGCTGTAGTCACTCTTAATGGTGAGACTGTGCTTAACTATGAGCCGGAACCTGAAACTTGGAAGGATTGGGCTCCTGAAGAGATCATTCATGACCTCCTTATGAAGCTCGGTTACAGTGTGACTTCAGATACCACTACAGAGGAGGAGGGTAGTTATGAAGATGCCTAAGTATTTCTATACAGAAGAGAAGAGTACTGGGGAGGTTATTGTTCACAAGCGTAACGCTGAGATGAGTAACTACTGCAGCGCTCTTGCTTACATTGGTGAAGTCCATCCTAAACTTCAGTCAGACTATTGTCGATACAATGCACGAATGATTGCTGAGATGGCCTCTCGAGGTCACATTACGTCAATCAATAAGTACATTCGACAGGCAGGCAATCGGTGGCTGCTTACTCGTTCTGGCGCTGAGCTTGCATCATCCTATGAGCGCTACTAAAGAATACATTGGGCTGATAGACGGAGATCTATTGGCCTATAAAGCCTCTTCAGCTGTCCAAAAGGATATCTATTGGGGAGATGGTCTATATACTTGTCATGCTTATTTGGATGACGCAATAGATCAATTTGAAGAGATTATTGGTGGTATTAAAGGCATACTAAAGACAAACCATAATGTCGAAATGGATGACTATTCGTTTGTCTTTAGTGATCCTAATGATAACTTTAGGAAGCAATTAATGCCAGACTATAAAAGCAATAGACAAGATAAAAGAAAGCCTACTTGTTATAATGCTTTAGTGGAATGGATTAGAAATAACTATGATTCTAAATCTAGTGAGTCTTTAGAGGCTGATGATGTAATTGGCATTAACAGCACTTTAGATACCACCTTAATTGTGTCAATGGATAAGGATTTCAAAACTATTCCTTCTCATTTTTATAGAGTGAATGAAGATGAAATCTATTTAATTGATACAGCTAAAGCTAACTATTGGCATATGTTTCAGACACTCGTAGGAGACACTGCTGATGGTTATAAAGGTTGTCCGGGGGTAGGTTCAGTGAGAGCTGAGAGGATCCTTAAGGATGTACCTCAGGATAAACTATGGGAGACTGTAGTCAACACCTATAAGAAGGCAGGCCTCACTGAAGAGGATGCTCTGTTGCAAGCTAGAGTAGCCTATATTCTTCGCTCTGGGGACACTAAAGATACCCTTTGGACCCCTGATAAAATACTCCCTATAAAGACAACTCATAGTTGAGAATAAAATCACACTCCTTAGGAGATAGACAATCATGAAAAATGATTCTATGAAAATTGATATTAAAGACACTACCAAAAGTGACCCTGATGCCCCCCTTTTTGACAACTTTCCAGCTGTCCCAAAGGAGCTCTTAGATGGACTTAAAGAGATCTTTGATATCCGCAAGATGATCCGCTATAAGCCTACCATTGATTACTGTGGTGGTGTACAGGATGTACTTGACTTCCTTGAAAATAAGTTCAATGAACAAAACCATATAGGTGATTAAAATCGGTGCACTGTTTTCAAAGCCTAAGACACCTGAAGTGAAAGTTCAGGCACCTGCCTTAGACAACCCTGTAGTTGAACCACAGGAACCGGAGCTTGGTGCTCAGGAGACTGAGGAACAGAAAGCTAGAAAGGGTAAGAAAGGTCTTAAGGTATCCTTAGACAAAGCTAAGGGTGTAGGCACTAACGTAATGTAAAAAATTAAAAAAGGATAACGAATACTATGGGGGACTATAGGGGGTCTATAGGTAAACTTTATGTTAAACCTATTGTAGACTTAAAGACAGCTATGGAGGCTTTAGATAAGTGTATGGAGTCTATTATAGATAATCCTAATAACTTATCCTTCATAAGAAACTTAGATAAAGACTATATTAGGTCTTTTATTAAAGATGTAGTATTAGACAATAACCAATATGATTATCGTATTATTGGTTTCTATAGTCAATCTACAGATGAACTAGTGGGATGCTGTTTGTTATCCTATGGTTACCCTTGGTATTCTAATAAGCAAAGAATCCTTAATGAAGAATGGACAGTCTCATTTAAAAGAGGTGCAGGTATTGCTAGAGCATTGTCTGATTATTTAATTGGTTGTCTAAAGAATGATGAGTGTGACTTCATCCAAACTGGGAGTGTCAATGATTGGTGTGCTCCTATGTTAAAGAATAGTTATGTCTCTAAAGGATTCCGTATTTATAATTGCTATTATTTAAGTAAAGAGGATATTAATGGGCTCAATTAAGAAAGCCTTTAGGAAAATAATTAAGATCTCTACAGGGGGTCTTGTGGGTAACTCTGGTCAGCGAGCTCAAGAGAATGTTGTCCCTGCTCCTGAGTTAGGTACTGTAGCTAACGCAGATATCACGGGTACCACTGAGCAGGAATCAGAGAAGCAACAGTTGTCTAAGGGTAAGAAGAGAGGCAAGAAGTCTCTTAAGGTTAACATTAGTGATGCCGGGGGTGCGGGACGTAATATTGTGTAATAATGGCAGAAACTAAACTAGATAATCAAACTGCTGAAGGTGCACAAAAGGTATACGAAAGATTGTCTACGGATAGAGACCAGTATACCCAGAGAGCAGAGAAGAATGCTACCTATACTATCCCTCAGTTGTTCCCCAAGGAATCTGACGATGGTGGCACTGCCTATACGACACCTTATAATTCTATTGGGGCTAGAGGTCTCAATAACTTAGCATCTAAGTTGTTGTTATCTTTGCTTCCCCCGGGTCAGCCTTTCTTTAGACTTGGGTTAGATGCTGCATCTAATGAGGCACTACAGGCATCTGGCAATGATCAGGTTAAGGATACCATAGAGTACGGCTTGTCTATGATGGAGGCTGCTATGGTGAAGTATATGGAGCATAATGGTCTTAGACCTACGCTCTTTGAGTGCATCAAACAGCTCATTATTGCTGGCAATGCGTTGCTCTTTTTGCCTCCTCTAGAGGGTGGCATGAAGTGCTACACTCTCAGAAACTTTGTAGTTGAAAGAGATGCTATCGGCAATGTACTTCAGATTGTCGCTAGAGATACTTTAGCTCAGGGGACTATCCCTCCGAGTATCTTAAGTATCTTAGGCAATGCAGGTAATGAGGTTAATCGTTCTGAGAAGGTTAACATCTACACTCATACCTATCTTGTCCGTGGGGATACCTTAGAGGGATCCACTTGGGAATCCTATCAGGAAGTAAATAACACCATTATCCCCGGATCAGAACAGACGTATCCCTATGGCAAATGTCCTTGGATCCCTGTGAGATTCACTAAGAAAGATGGGGAATCCTATGGTCGATCCTTTGTTGAAGATTACCTTGGTGACTTGATCTCTTTAGAGAACCTTCAGCATGCCATTAACGATATGGCTATGATTTGTGCTAAGGTATTGTACCTAGTGTCTCCTTCCTGTCAGACTAACATTAAGGCTCTTACTAAAGCTGAGAATGGGGCTTTCGTAAGAGGTCGACAGGACGATATTGTTGCAATGCAGACAAACAAACAGACTGACCTTCAGGGCTGCTATGCGGTATCTCAGGGTATCGAACAGAGATTGTCTTATTGCTTCATGCTTAATTCTAGTGTGCAACGGCAGGCTGAGAGGGTTAAATAAAAGTGGCTCTCTATAAATTCTACTAATTCGGTGAACATCCCTCTGGGACAATACCGAGCTAACGAGGTTTTTAACTATGAGAAAAACCAACCTTAATGAATTATTACCTTTTCCATGTGTCCATAATTATACCTTATTTGAAGATGGAACAATCTTTAATGAGGATAATGGCAAATGGATTAAAGGTACATCTATAACCAAGACAAACAGATATGTGAAGGTACATTTAGGTGCAGATCATTGCTCTAAGTTTATCCCTTTGCATCGTCTTGTTGCTCAAGCATTTATTCCGAATCCTAATAATTACCCTCAAGTTAATCACAAGGATGGGAACCGTTATAACAACTCTGTGGGCAACCTAGAGTGGTGTACTGCTAAACAGAATATTCGACACTGTTGGGGCAACGGTTTACACATGGAACAACATGGGGAACTTATTGGGACGCATAAGCTAACTACGGAAGAAGTACTCTTTATTTACAAATTCCGAGATAGTGGATTGACGCCTACACAGTTTAAGAATCGCCACAAAATAGACGTTTCTCGTGGGACTATCCAAAATATTTGGAAGGGTAAATCTTGGGCTAGGGTTACAGGTGCTAAGAAGGTTAAGTGAGTGTAACGACTATCCGAAAGGAGTAGAGCCAAGTGGCTCGAAATGTAGAAACCTTTAGGTAAGATATAGTCTATTCTTATAGGTAACTATAAGTGGGGAAGTAACGCCTCCCCGATAATATTAAAGAACAGCAGAAGAAATCAGATATATGGCTCAGGAACTTGAGGATACCTTAGGGGGTGTCTATAGTCTCCTGTCTCAGGAACTTCAGTTGCCTTTAGTTGCCTGTATCTTCAATCAGATGCAGTCTAATGGCAGCCTTCCGACTATCTCTGAGCAGTTCGCTACGATTGAACCTACGGTCATCACTGGTGTTGATGCCTTGGGTCGTGGTCATGACTTTGCTAACTTGTCTCAGGCACTTCAGGTACTTGCTCAGTTCCCTGATATCATGCAGATGATCAATCAGCAGAACTTAGCTATGCGTATCTTCACGAGTGCTCAGATTGATGCTACGGGTCTCGTTAAGTCTCCTGAGCAGGTTGCTAAGGAACAGCAGACAATGATGGAACAGTATGCTGCCCAGCAGGGTATTGATGCTCAGGCTCAGATGGCAGTAGATAACAACAAAGCTCAACAGGAACAGGGGGTGTAACAGGTGAGCGAAGAAACAACAAACTTGAATAGTGATGGTCTTAGTGTCGACAATGGTGTCGATATTATGATCTCAGGTACTCAGCAACTCTCTCTTGATGGAGATGAAGCCTCAGGTCTTCTTAAGGAGGGTGATGCTGTCCCTGTAGAGGAACCTCAGGAGGAGCCTCAGGCAGAACCTACGGCAGAACCTACGGCAGAACCTCAGGGGGAACCTGAGGGTGACCTTAATGTAAAGATTGATAAGCACACGAAAACCTTAGATGCTCTTGGTAAGGATCTTAAGGCTAAGGGTGTGGACTTCGATCAGGCCATTAAGGAATACAATGAGTACGGTGCCTTGTCTAGTAAGACTATGGCTGACCTTGCTCAGGCAGGTTATCCTGCAGAGGTCATTGAGGGTTTCATTGAATCACGACAGAACCTTGAGAGTGAGTTCACTAATGCTGTCTATAATTCAGCAGGTGGAGAACAGACGTACAACAAGGTTATTGAGTGGGCACAAGGAAACCTCTCTAATAAGGTTCTGAGTTCCTTTAATCGAGCTATTGACAACAACAATCTTGAAGCAGTTGCCCTTATGTTTGAGGGTATGAAAGCTAAGATGGTTGCTAAGCAAGGTACACGTAATCCTACTATTATGGGCGGTGGGGTTACCAATGGAGGCTATAAGGGCTTCTCAAATAAGCAGGAAGTAGTGGAGGCTATGAGTGATCCTCGCTATGGTACTGACCCCAATTACACTAGAAGTGTGGAACTTAAGATGTTCTATACTCCTCTGTAAGGTACCCATAATAAGCATTTCCTAATAACAATAATATAACTACAATAAGAATATAATAATATGGCTGCGTTAAACGCTACTTCTATTTCCAATCCCGGTCAGAACCTGAGTACAGGCGATCGTGATGCGTTGTTCATGAAGATCTTCTCCGGTGAAGTCCTTACGGCTTTCACGAGAACGTCTGTCATGATGGATAAGCAGATTGTCCGAACGATTCCTCACGGTCGTTCTGCTAGCTTCGCAGTGATGGGTCGTACCCACGCTAAGTATCTTACCCCGGGTAACTCCTTAGATGATCAGCGTAAGAAGATGGAGAACACGGAGCGAGTGATTGCTATCGATGGTCTCCTCACGGCTGATGCTCTTATCACGGATATCGATGATGCAATGAATCACTATGATGTCCGTACGGAATACTCGAAGCAGCTTGGTGAAGCTCTTGCTCAGGCTTTCGACTGTGCCTCTATCAATGAACTTGCTAACACGGGTGCTAAGACTGCCGCGGGTATGCCTGAGAACATCCCTGATAATACTACTCTTGAAAATCCGGGTACGGGCAAGGCATTTGAGTATGTTACGGGTCTCGATGAAGCTACGACTGTGGAGTATGGCAACATCCTCCTGCAGGGTCTGATTGATGCCCGTGCTCAGTTTACGAAGAATTGGGTTCCGGCAGGTGACCGTTATTTCCTTGTCTCCCCTGAAGGTTATTCGGCTATCTGCCGTGCCCTTATGCCGGATGCTGCTAACTTTGCTGCTATCTTTGATCCGAATACGGGCAAGCTCCAGAATGTCTGTGGCTTCCAGATTGTGGAAACCCCAAACTTCTTGAACAATGGTGTTGATGGTAAGCATGCTCTTAAGGAACAGATCTCTACGGCTGTCCTTCAGGGTATCGCCTTCCACCGTTCCGCTGTGGGTGCCCTTAAGCTGAAGGATCTTGCTATGGAACGTGCTCGCAGAGCTGAATATCAGGCTGATCAGATCATCGCTAAGATGGCTGTGGGTCACGGTGGCCTTCGTCCTGAAGCCGTGGGTCTCTTCGTTAAGACTGCTCAGGTTGGTGCGTAATGTACTCGGAATCCGACATTAAGGATTCCTATTTCTATGTCAACGGGGGTTCTAAGAAAGGCTCCCGTTTGACTGTAGAAGAGAAAATCAAATTAGGTTTAGTTAAGGCTCCATCGGAACCCGTTGCTAAACCTAAGGCGGTCTCTAGGAAGCCTAAGATCCCTGCAGCTCCCAAATAATACATAATAACAACTATAAAATACTACTACAAAGGATAAATTATGATTGTCACTCCTTCTAACAAACTAGATGCAGTGAATGAGATTTTATCTGCTGTAGGCTCTAGTCCCGTTAACTCACTTGAAGATAAACTGAATGTTGACGTTCTGAATGCAGTGAGGATTCTCGATAGTGTCTCTAAAGAGATTCAATCAAGAGGATGGGACTTTAATATTGAAGGTTCAGTAGCTTTATTGCCGGACGCTGATACTAACTTAGTTCCCTGCCCTAATAATTATCTTAGGTTTGTCAGCAGTGGTTATAAGTTGATCAGACGATCCGGCTATTTTTTCGACATTCTTTCGCAGACCAATGAGTTCCCTGAGGGTTTGACTTTAGATACTCTGGTTAGAGGATTAGACTTTGAGGAGTTACCTGAGGTATTCCGTAAGTTCATTACTTGTCGTGCAGCTAGAATCTTCCAGATGAGATATCTTACTTCAGATGACCTGAATACGCATCTGATGACTGAGGAATCTAGTGCCTATGCAGATATCATTGACTATGATCTAACTACGGGTAACTATAATATCCTCAATGATGACCAATACATTTCTCAGTATATCCAGAGGAGCTAATAGGGATGTCATTAGTATCGCAATCTATAGTATCCTACAAAGGTGGTGTATCTCAGCAACCGGATATCAGTAGGTTTGCTGATCAGGTAGAGGAGCAGATCAATGGTTTCTCTAGTGAAGTCGATGGCCTGCAAAAGAGACCTCCTACAGTTCACATTAAGAGACTTGGGGACAGAGTAGATCCACTCACTACTAAGTATCATGTCATTAACAGAGATGAGAATGAGCAGTATATCTTAGGTATGTCCAACGGGTCTCTAAAGGTATGGGATTTTGAAGGTAATGAAAAGAAAGTTGTTATTGACAATGATGCTAGTTATCTTAATGTCACAGACGCTAATGATGAATTTAGAGCAGTCACTGTTGCAGACTATACGTTCATTCTGAACCGTAGTAAAATCGTTTGTATGTCTAGTTCTACTACCTCTCAAAAGGGTCAGGACACTGCACTAGCGTACATTAAAGCTGCCTCCTATGCTAAGACCTATGCTCTGTTCATGGGCAGTACCTTCATGTGTGGCGTGATCACTCCCGATGGTGGTGAAGCTAAGCAGGCTGTACAGACTACCTCAGCCTTCATTGCAGAGAAGCTTGTAGATCTTGCTACAGGTGCTCAGGGAGCCTCTGGAGGTGGCACTAGCTATGAGTGGCTTTTGGGTCACATTGGGGGCACTGCAACAATGCTGTTTGCTAAGAACCCAAGCTTTGATTTCTCTAGGTACAACTTTAGTGTCTTTGGTGACTCTGTAATCGCTGTTCAGTCTAAGCATACTTGGCTTATGCCTAATGTTGTCGTTAAGGATGGCTTTGGCAACACTAACGCATATGCTTTAAAGGGCTACGTTAACAATGTCTCTAAGCTTCCCCCAGCGGCACCTGATGGCTACATCATGCGTATCAAGGGGGAGACTAACTCAGCTGATGATGATTACTACATTAAATACAGTGAAAGCAGGAATGCTTGGCTAGAGTGTCCTGCCCCAGGGATTAACTATCAGTTTGATTACTCTAGTATGCCTCATGCTCTCGTAAGAGAATCTGATGGTTCCTTTCATTTTAAGAGCCTTACGTGGACTGATAGAGCAGTAGGTGATGGGGACAGCAACCCTGAACCTAGCTTTGTAGGAGAGACACTGAATGATATGTTCTTCTACAGAAATCGCTTAGGATTTATTAGTGGTGAAAATGTTATCCTTAGTGCCTCCGCAGATTTCTTTAATTTCTGGTTTAGATCCGCAGCTGCTATTGCTGATACTGATCCAATTGACCTTGCTGTATCTTCAAACAAAGTCTGTATTCTGACACATGCAGTTCCGTTTAGTCGTGAACTAATGTTGTTCTCTAGAGAGGGACAGTTCGTTCTCTCTAGTGATGGTGTGATGACTCCTAAGAGTGCTAAGGTTGACCAAATTACTTCATTTGATTACTCTGATGATGCTCAGCCTCTTGGGGTTGGCCAAAGTATCTTCTTTATATCTAACAGAGTTAACTTTTGCTCTCTGATGAGATACTATACGGTACAGGACGTGGCAGACCTTAAGGATGCTGAGGACGTCTCTGCACATGTACCTACGTATATCCCAAAAGGTATCTTTAGAATCTCTGGTAATACTTCAGACAATGTAATCACACTATGTTCACGTACTCATCCTAACACTGTATGGATCTTTAAGTACATCATTCAGAATTCCCAGAGTCTGCAGCAGTCATGGTGCAAATGGACGTTCCGATATGAAGGTACTCAGGTCTTACTTGCAGAGTTCGTAGGCTCTGAAATCTACTTCCTTATTAACACTGATGGCGGACTGTTCTTAGAGAAGAGCAGGCTTACAGGTCAGGCAGTAGACTTCTCTGATGAACCAGTGAGATACTTTATGGATCGTAAGGTACGCTATGTCATTCCTGATACTAACAAGTACAGTGACTTCAATGACTACACTGAGATCTCCCTAAAGGATGTCTATGGTGCTGTTCCTAAGATTGGCTCAGCTACGTATTGTCTAGTTGGTACTGATGGCTACTATCATCAGGTATCCTCTTGGGATGATAATGGTGTCTTTAAGGTGACTGGGGATCTCAGAGGCATGACTTACTTCGTAGGCAGGCAATATGAATTTGCTGTTGTATTGTCTAGACCAATGATTAAGAAAACTACTTCGGAGGGTGCTACAATATCTGAAGATGAAGGCAGATTACAACTGAGATACTACTGGTTTAACTATAGTAACTCTGGTACCTTTAGTGTCTCTGTAGATAATGATGTGAAGAATAAGCACTTCAAGTACACCTGTACAGCTAAGGTCTTAAGTGAATCTCCATTAGTCTTAGGATCCTATAGAGTAGCAACAGGTAAGTTTAAGTTCCCTGTGCAGGACAATAGTACTGAGGCTAAGATTACAGTTACTTCAGATAATCCGTTGCCTGTGAATCTTATCTCTGGTGGTTGGGAAGGATATTATATTCGGAGGAATAGTCAGACGTGAGAAAGGGATTAACTCTTAAGAAAGCTATGGTAGGTGCTCTGCCTAGTATGGCGCCTATGGAGCAAGAGATTGGTAAAGGTCTTGTTATGGCTACTCTGTCTCTGCCTGAGGCACCTATTGAAGTAGATCATTTCCTGTGGGCAGGCTGTTACGTTAGAACCATTCTATTGAGAAAGGGTGAGATTGGTGCAGGTGCTTTCATTAAGATTCCTACAGTGGTTATCGTTAGTGGGGACTGTAAGGTTGTCGTAGGGGATCACCTAGAGGAGATCTCTGGCTATTCTGTATTGAAAGGCATGGATGGCCGTAGGCAGGTCTTTAGTGCCTTTGAGGACACTTACATTACAATGTTCTTTGCTAGTAACGCATCTACTGTAGAGGAAGCAGAGAAAGAGTTTACTGATGAGTGGCAGTTATTAACTAACAATAGAGAGGAACTATGTCAGGAATAATTGCTGCAGGTGCAGTAATCGGTGCAGTTGCAGGTGGTGGCAGTTCCCTGTGGCAGAAATCAAAGTACAACAGATCTCTCACTAAAGCATTCAAGAAACAGATGTACTATGCTCAGATGAACTACAATTGGAATCAGAACCAATTGACTAGACAAGAGCAGAGTGCCTATGATAATGCTGTGAGCAACTTATTTCAGTTGTCTTATAACGCCTTGCAGAATAACGCTACAGTTGAAGCTTCTCTAGCTGAGACAGGTTACGAAGGGCGAACTGCAGGACAAATCAAAAGATCAATCTCAGGTGCAGTGTTGCGACAAAAGACTGCTCTTAAGGATGCCTATGAGACTGATGTAGTAAACATTAGATCTAAAAAGGATGCTCTCTATGTTCAAATGAAGAACTCTGTAGAACAAGCCAGAGATCAACTCAAGAGCCAATATAAGGGGGGCATTAGTTACCTTATGGAATTCCTTGATACCTCTGCTAAGGGTGCCGCTATTGGTGCGTTCACTGCAGGTGCAGGCAGTGCCCTTGCGGGTGCCGCAGGAGGAGCCGCAGGTGGTACCGGTGGTTCTATTGCAGGCACTGTAGGCGGAGAGACAGTTCTTGCAGGTACCTCTAGTGTTGGGGGCTCTGCGGGTCTCTCAGGTGCCGCAGGTGCCAGTGCTTTAGGTACCTCTACAGCAGGTGTTACTACCTCTGCTTCTACTGCAGGTACCGGAGGCAGCTTTATGAGTAACTTTATGGCTAACTACAGCACTATGAAGACACAGAACCAAGGCATGTTTAACTTCCTTGATTATCTGCAGAATGCAACAGGCTATCTTAATCAAAGCTTTAATGGTGGTAGACGAGGCTTATATGGAGGATATTATTACTAATGGCTTATGAGAACACTTCAGGTACCTCTTCAGTTAAGTCCCAGTTTGGCCGGTGGCAGTACTTCAATTCTAGCTTAGCTAAACTAGGGTCATATAAAGGTTCCTCATTAAACATCCCTGAGAAGACTGTTCAGCCTGAGGAACGCAACTGGGCTGAATCATTAACGCATGCCTTTAAGGGTATCGGTAGAGCTACTGAGGACTACTTTAAATCTGAGACTGATAGAAAGAATAAGCTTGTTGATGAGTACCTGCAACAGCATTCTCTTGAGGATTACCAAAGAGATATTCAGGATCATGCAGTGCCATTCCAAGATGACCCTATTGCTATGTCTCGTCTCAAGTACATGCATGGCAAGATGGCTTACTCCATTGCTAAGCAGGACTTTGAGAGAGAGGTTATCGACAAGAATCTGCTTAAGGATATGTCTCCTGAGCAGATTGATGCTGAGGCTTTTAGATACTTCCAAGAATCTAAGAGTGATATGTTGGAAGCCTTTGGGTACGATGATTCTGATGAGTACTTCCGCAGGGGCTTCTATGAGACTTCTCCTCAGGGTCGTGTAAGGTTCATTGCTAAAGCTCAGACAGTAGACAACAATGAGAAAACTCAGGCATCTATCTTAGCAGAATCAGCTAACTTTAGTGCACTCATTAATGATCCTAATGCTAACTATAAGAGCATTGTAGGAGTCTTTGATCAGGTCTACGATACTGTAGGCGTCCACTATACCCCTGATCAACAGAAGCAGCTGATTGACAACATGATCACTATGGTATCTAAGCGCTCTGATGGTGTTCAGTTGCTCGAACAGTTGGGTGACTATACTCCTCCCTATGCTAAGAACGGGGAGAGTCTTAAGAACATCATGGGTGAGCTTGCTTGGGGCAAAGCTAAGGCACAGGCTAGAGCTACTATGTGGACTAGGGATGCTGAGGTCTGGGGCGAAGATCATAGACGAGTAGACGCATTCGTTAATGAGGGCAACTATCAGACCATTGATGAGATGGCTCAGCGGGAAGCCCAGAGTTCTGGGGGTGCCCTTAGTGACCGCTATAAGTGGCTCATTGAGGCAGGACAGAGGGCACGAACTCAGGCAGATAGATTGATTGCTAAAGCCAATAGGGATGCTGAGAAACAAGCTAAGTATGCTGCTACTCTTCAGAATGGTAACCTTTATCTAGATGCCCTAAAGACAGGCGGGGTTGTCTATAAACCTGATATCCTTGATCTAACTAGTAAAGACTTAGATAAGATCTTTGCTAGTAATGTTGAATCAGGTGCATACACTACTGAGGATATCTTTCAGATTGCTTCAAATCCATCAGGTGGCTATAATCCTGCTAAAGCTTACCTTAGTGCAGAAGCTAAGAAAGTAATGAGCTCCCTTACAGGGGACGTTCGTAAACTTACAGAATCTAAAGTATCTAACGTAAAGGCTCCTCAGCAGTTAGATATGATGTTGTCACTGTATAAGGCTCATCCAGATAGCTTTGAGTTAGCCTTTGGTGATATGAAGCCTTATGAGCAAAACTTAGTCAGAGCTTTAGTGAACAGTATTTCAACAGGTTCCTCCTATGAGGACTGCATTAGGGCGTCCTCAAGATACCAAGAGCTATCCTCTACTGCTGATGGCAGACACACCATTCAGGCTATGCAGGATAATATCTCTAATGATCTCGATATCTCGTTCAACGATAAGTACTCTAAGACTGTTGCTTTCAACAAAGCTCTGAGCTACTCATACTTTAATGAGGATATGAGTGATGCTATAGACAAAGCTAAGAAGGATATGGAGGAATCTAATGTCAAACTAATGGGCTCCTATATTCCCAATAGTCTCTTTAGTGTCCCTAACGCTTCCTTTAGTGATGTTCAGGAGTACACTGAAAAGTTACTTGAGGCAGCCTTTGAGAAGAACAAATGGACTGTTGATAAGGACGTTATTGTTGGGTATAACCCTCAGACAGATACCTTAGACGTCTATGATATCACTAATGGCCGTGTTAAGTTTAGAGTAGACAATAAGTTCATTAATGACAGCTACAAGAGTTACATTGATGAACGTGCTAAGAATCCTGCTAAGACTTATGGACAGCAGTGGATTATTAAGGCTCATGAGGCTAATCGAAAGTGGAACGAGAGAACTGAAGGTATTGATACATGGCAGACAACGAAGTAACCACTAGAAACCCTTTTGTCTCCTCTTCAGATAAAGCTTTGAATTCCTTGTCAGGTGTTGATCAAGTAAGCACTTTTACTGAGTATCAAAAGGCTGAGATCAATGCCCATCAACAGGAAGAACAAAAGAGAAAAGAAGAGGAAGCTGATACTGATGTAGGCTTTGTAGGGGGCTTTTGGAATACATGGACACCTAAAGAAGTCCAAAAGTATCTTGGGGGTAACTATGATTTCTTTAGTCCCCCTGCATATACTCCTACAGATGCCGAGCGTACCTCTATATTAGAGTTGTTTGATTATAACCTAGACAGATACAATAGTGCTCTTTGGGGTGCTCAGAACAAAGCACAGTTTGACTTGAATGTAGCACTCATGAAGGAGGTAGATGACTATCGTAAGAAGCAGTCTTATGCCTCCATATGGAATAACCTATTGTCAGGTGCAGGTTCTATGACAGGTGATCCTTTGTCATATACACCTGTATGGGGAGGTTCTTTAGTTGCTAGAGTTGGACTAGGGGCAGTCTCTGGGGCAGTCTCAGGTCAGCTTGATAATTGGTCTATGGGGGATGACAACAATGCTTTCATGGACTTCGGAATCGGGATGGCCTTTGGGGGCACTATCGAAGGGGCGGCTAAGTTCTTAGGAGGAGCTAAGAAAGGCATTGGTGAGCCTCTTGGGGATGTCTCTAGGCGTGCCACAATTCAAGTAAAGAGCTTTGCTGAGAAGGGTGAGGGGGCAATCACTAAGGAGGCCCCTAAAGGTATCATTAATGATCTTCTCACTAAGATTGAATCAAAGCTTCCATCAATCACTGTTCAGGGTGCTATAGACAAACTACCGGATACATTAGGATCTAAGGTATTTAAGGAGAACGTTTGGGATCGCTTAGGTAAATCTGAGCGAGGCGACAGATCTACAGGTCAGCAGTTCAGCACTGATAAGTTCACTGCAGAGGAATATAGAAATTTCTATAGAGACAAAGGCAGAGAGTACAGCGATTCGTACTTTGATTATCGTCAAAAGTTATTCAATGAGTACAACAATCAGTACTCTTATGAAGACCTTGACCACCTGATTAAACAAAAGGTTGAAGGCATTGAAACACCTTTAGATTCCTCAAAGAACTTTCAGAATGCTGTTAAAGAGTACCAAGGATTCTATAATTTCTATGGGGGTGCTCTTGTCAACGGCAAGATGATTAAAGGTGTCGAAGACTACTTCCCTCACATTGTCTCCTTTAAAAAGGCTGCAGACTTTGTTGATTCCTTTGGTTCAGCCTCAAGATTAGGCAACATCGAGTTTGCTAAAGAGAAGATTGCTAATCTCTTGTTGCGGTCTCTTGATGATCCTAAAGTTCTTAAGCAGTTCCAAAAGATTTATGATGATACTATTGTCAAACCTGCAGAGAAGCTTGCAGAGGATGCCCCTAATAAAGTTCCTAAGAGTGTTCCTACGTTTGAAGAATGGGTAACTAAAGAAGCCAATAGTGATGCCTTAGGTCATCTTGATCAAGGCGAGGGGATCCGCAAAGGCTTCCTTAATGATGCTGATGGGGGCTTTAGTTATAACTATCAAAAGAGCAGATTGCCTTGGAAGTTCACTATTGAGGACACTGATGGTTTCTCTGTAGACAAACTACAGGCTGATTCCTTTGATACTATGCAAGGGTATACCTTAAGGGTCTCAGGGGATTTAGGTCTTAATAAAGTGTTCGGAGTCACTAGCTACAAGGATGCTGAAAGATACTTTGATGATCTTTTGAATGACCTAGGTAAATCTGAGATTAACCTAAAGACTAAGAATGAGCAGACAGAGGCACTAAGGGCATACTTTGCTGATTACTATGGCCGCTCTATGAGAGACCCTAATGAGGGGGACACTGTAGCATCTGCATTTTATGATGTTGCTAGGAACCTTACGTTCTTCACTAAGAATGCCTTTATGGGTTTCTTGAATCACTTTGAGACTGCTGAAGCTATTAAAGGATTTGGGGCTTCTTTCATTATCAAGAGTATTCCCGGGGTAGAACGTAAGTTAGCAGATTGGTCTAAGGGTGTCTACACTGCCGATGATAGGCACGCTATCCTCAATCAGGTGTTTGGCAATGAACTACAGAGACGACAGACTTGGAGAGAAATCAACAATAGAAATATTGAAAGATTCACTCGAAACAAGACTGACCCTCTGCATGTAGGGATGGCTAAGGTTGTTGCAGGTACTGCATATGCCGCTGGTAACTCTCCTTTCACAAGATATCTAGCACACTCTCAGAACTCTATTGTGAGCACTGCACGAGGGGACTTCTTAGGAGACCTTGTGAGGTATGCTCATGAAGGAGGTAAGAGAGGTATGTTCCTTAGTGATTCTGTGTTGAACCGATTAGGTCTTAAGGCAGATAAAAGATTCTCTAACTTAGTGAAGGCTCTTAAGAACTCTACTGAAGTTACCCCTGAGGGGGGCATTAAGATCAAAGATCAGGAATACTTTGATTTGATCGAAAGGGATATGAATAATCTCATGACCCTCAGAAGACTTGGGGACTACGTAGCTAGTGAGGTTATCCAAAGAGATAACTTAACAGATACCTTCCTATGGAGAGGCAATCAAAAGTCTCCTTGGATGAACCTTCTTACTCAGTTCAAATCTTTTGCTATTCGTTCGTACAACAAGAGGTTAGCAAAGAGTGCCCTAAGAGCCGCTGAAGGGGATGCATTAGGGCAGTTCCTTACGGTTGCTCTGTCAGGTGCTTTAGGTACTGCAGGTTACATTGGTCAGTCTGGTTTAGCTATGTCTGGTATGAACGATGAGCAACGCAAGAATTACCTTAAGTATTCTTTAGGGGTTGATTCTTGGAATAAGATGGGTGCTAAAGAGTTAGCTATGGTGGGCCTTAACGGTATCATGAGATCTAGTGTCTTTGCTATGCCTGCTCTAATTGCTAATATGGCAGGGTTCAATACAGGCATTAAATCTACGACTACCTTTGAGGACGTCAATAGAAAGGACTTTGCTAAGCACTTTGATTTAGATGAGTGGGCTAGGCAATTGCTTCCTGCTTATGGCACCATTAGTGGACTATGGAACCTTCAGGCAGACGCTAGAAACCTTGCAGAGACTAAGTTCATGAACAAAGCACTCTACACTAACAGAGAGCGTGAGAGGATTGCTAAGAGCTTTGGAAGGAGCATTAAAGCTATTACTCCAAATGCTCCATATCTACAGCAAACAATGATTAACTTTATTACAGACAACCAATAATGGCTTCCACTATTATCCTTTACGAAGGGGATGGTACAAAAACAGACTTTACCATTCCCTTTGATTATCTAAAGAAGTCTTTCGTTACTGTACGATTAGGCGCTGGTACTACCCTTACTGGGGGTGACTATGGTGACACTGGCAGTGACTATTACTTCCTAGACAAAACTACGATTAGACTTAAGGTAGCTCCTGCATCAGGAGAATCCTTAACAATCCGAAGATATACCTCAGCTACTGAACGAGTAGTTACCTTTAAGGATGCCTCCATTCTTAAGGCTACTGACTTGGATACGTCTCAGTTGCAGGCCTTCCATATTGCTGAAGAAGGACGAGATGTCCTTGAGGATTCCCTTAGTGTCAACCTAGAGGGAAACTGGGACGCTAAGGGTAAACGTATCATCAATGTGGGCGCTGCAGTAAGTGATGGTGATGCGATGACCTATGGCATCTACAAAGCTGATGCATTAGGTGCCCTTCACTCAAAGATTGCCGCAGAGAAAGCTAGAGACAGAGCTGTTGAAGCTGAGACTAACTCTAAGAAGTCCGAAGAGAATGCTAAGCTGTCTGAGATAAAGGCTAAGACTTCTGAAGAGAATGCTGTAAGTGCCTCTGCTCATGCTGATGAAGTAAGGACTGAGAATAGAGCTATCATTAAGGAAGCTAGAGAGATCATTACAGAGGATCGGGTTCTCCATAAGGAAACCAAAGATAACACTGCAATCACTGTAGCAAGAGCTGATGAGGCTGTCCTTAGTGCTAAGAACGCCAAGGACTCTGAAGTTAATGCTAAGAAATCCGAAGAGGCAGTCACTTCAGTAGCTACTGTCATTGTTCCTATTGCTCCTGAGATTAAGGTCGTAGCGGAGAACATTGATAGTGTTGTTACTGACTCAAATAGTATTGGCAACATTAACATTGTAGGTAACGACCTTACAGGGTCTCTTTCAAATACTCTCTATGATGACTATGGTGACTTAGGGAAACCAAGTGCTCCCTTACCGACAGTCACTGGTGGTAACATCAAGGTTGTTGCAGACAACATTGAGTCAGTCCGTACTGTTGCAGGCTTAGCTCCTGACTTTGAGACGGCTATTGAGTCAGTTAACACTGTCACTAGTCTTACCACAAGAGCTGAGAAGGCATCTAAGAGTGCTGAAACAAGTGCTACTAATGCAAGTAGTTCTGAAGCTAACGCTAATGCATCTAAGGTGAGTGCATCAGGTAGTGCTAGTCTTGCTAAGGACTGGGCTAACAAGATGGATGGCACTGTTGATGATACTGAGTATTCTGCTAAGTATTATGCTAACAAGGCTAAAACTGATGGCGGTCAGGCAGTCAATCAGGCTGTTGCCTCGGCTGTCCAGCAGGTGACTGATGAGGGTACTAAGCAGGTTAACTTAGCTAAGGCTGAAGTAACTAAGGCTACTGAGCAGGCCAATATTGCTAAGCAACAGACTACCTTGGTTACTGCTGAAGGCAACAAACAGGTAACTAGAGTTACTGATGTAGGTACTAGCTCTGTAAAGAAGGTGACTGATGCTGAAGCTACCTCTGTGCAGTCCGTACAGGCTGAGGGTACTAAGCAGGTTAACTTAGCTAAGGCTGAAGTAACTAAGGCTACTGAGCAGGCTACCATTGCTACTACTAAGGCTTCTGAAGCTGAAGCTAGTGCAACATCTGCTAGTACATCAGCTGGTCAAGCAGATGCTAGTGCAAAGAGTTCTGCTAAGAGTGCTGAGTCAGCTACCACACAGGCTACTGCAAGTGCTAACTCAGCTAAGGCGGCTAAGCTCTCTGAAGACACTGCGGCTACCCATAAAGAATCTGCTAGTAGTTCTGCAACTAAGGCTAAGGCTTCTGAAGATGAAGCTAAGAAACAGGCAGACTTAGCTAGAAGTTATGCTAATCAGGCATCTACAGGTCAGCTTCAGCCTGACTGGAATCAGTCCGATAGTACTCAGAAGGATTTCATTAAGAATAAGCCTGATCTGAGTACCTATGCTACAGCCACAGCTCTTAGTACAGGTCTTGCTGGTAAGGCTAACAAGGCTCATACACATGCTGTAGCTGATGTAACCGGTCTTCAGACAGCTCTCGATGGCAAGCAAGTTAAGGGTGACTATGCTACCACTGAGGCTCTCACAGATGGTCTTGCTGGTAAGGCTAATGCATCCCATACGCACACTACGACACAGATTACTGGGCTTGATACTGCGTTGGCAGGTAAGGCTCCTGCGAGTCATACGCATACCGTGTCTCAGATTACGGATCTTACTACGACACTAGCCCCTTACGCAAAGACTACTGATGTGAACAGTAAACTCAGTGATAAAGCTGATACGACTACTGTTAATGCAGGTCTTGCTAAGAAGTTGGATATTACGACCTTTAATGGTTTCATTGATTATGGAGATTTAGGTTCTTAATATGGCTATTAAGGAACGAAAACAAATTACGGGCACTGAAGCCCAAATCAAGGGCTATGCAGGGCACAATGGTGTCCTAGCGTATGCTACGGATACCAAGCATCTGCATGTTCTTAGTGGTACTGCAGGTACCACTACGGAACTTGCTAACAGGACTGATATTCCTGACATCACTGGTAAGGCTGATACGACGTATGTGAATGCTGAGCTTACTAAGAAGCAGCCTAAGGGTGACTACGCTACTAACACTGCTCTTACTCAAGGTCTTGCAGGTAAGGCTAATAGCTCCCATACGCATACTAAGAATCAGATTACGGACTTCCCTACGATCCCTGATGCCATTCTTAAAAATGGCGATAGAGGGGCTATTGCAGGTTATGAGCAGTGGACTAAAGTAGGCGCTACTACAACTCTCAATGTTTCTAGTGGTGACTCGCTGCTGATGGAAACTGCAGGTGCGGAGGCTACTATCACTGTGCAGGTGGGCTCTATTGGTCAGGTAGCTACTAAATTTGTTTGGGTGTCTAACTCTAATAAGAGGATCACTATTAAAGGTAATGTCAGCTGGTTTGGGGAAAATGCTCCCACCCTTAATAAGTCTACTGTCTTGTTGCTGTTTTTATTTCATGACTTGTATACTGAATGTATGCTTATTGGTCAGTGGGATTAACTATGATTAGATACACATACAAAGATAAGAAGTACACTAGTCTGTACACTCTCCGTCAGGCTATTTGGAATAACGATCACACTATCTTTGGTGATCTCACTGACGAGCTTAAGGCTCGATTTAGCATTACCGAAGAAGAATACGATCCTCGTGATGAGTGGACGGATGATCAGTGGGCTGATATGGTTCGTAGAAAGAGAGACGCTATGATCTCTGGTACGGACTACTACATCCTCCCTGATTACCCCAGTACCCCTGACGGTATTGAAGCTGTGAAGCGGTACAGACAGGATCTTAGGGACATTACTCTTCAGAGTGGGTTCCCTAGGAATGTCCAGTGGCCTTCCCTTCCGAGTGCCCTTAGTAGAGCCAAGGGATTCATCAACAGTGCATTCGATAAGAGTGGCACTGTGGAATACCTCGGGTTCAAGTTCGATAAGTCTGATGGTGAAGCTTTAATTAATATCATGGAGAAATACAAAGATGATTGATGCTAAATGGGAAGATAATGTTTTTATGATGGCTAAGCATAAACTTCTTGAAGCTATTGAGAAGCGTAACAAGGAATCTTACCATACTGAGGGAGACATCCGAGCCTATAAGGATGCCCTAAAGGCTTTGTACTATCTCATTAGCATTGAGAAGTCTGGAGGGGTTAAGTAATGTTTAATAAAGAACTTTTATTGAGTGGAGGAAGAGTAGATGCTGAACCTCATGTAATAATGACTATAGATTATACGAGTGATAACTTTTTTATATACTGGGGTTATAACGAAGGTACCTATCGTCCGGGTGCTGTTAATAGAAAGCCTTACTGGACAAAAGGCAGTGGAAATAAGCTGACATTTAACATGTTAGTTGACTTCAGAGACAATGACCCAACTTTCTACGGTACTGGCCTCAATTTCAAGGACGGCTATTCCTCTTTTACGTCAGAGGATTCTTTTAGGCTCACTAGAGCGGATACCAAAGAAGTAATCGAATTATTTAAAGCGGAGTATGGCTTGACCACTTTTCATACATCAAAGTCAACGGGCCCCTTCTTCCATGACCTAGGACAAGGTGATTCCGTAGGCATCTTCTTTGATCCCCCTCCTGACGGTTACTTATAACTCGATTTCCTGTAGGGAGACAATGCAGGCTTTGTGTTAGCTCAAAGAACTGCTGAGTACATGTATAATACTTTAGCTAACCTTATGTTCACTAGCGGTAACTCTGCTGAGCTTGCTAATGAAGGCATTGTGACCGGCAAGTGGACACCTGAAGTTGTTCAATTTAATTCTTAACATAAACAAGGAAATTATTAACTAAAGATGCCCTGAGGTATGCCATAGGTGTACCTTGGGGCATTTGGTCAAAAGACAAAAGTCTAGGCATATAATAAGGAAACTGCTATCATGAAGATTATTAAGAAAGACGGTACCGTAGAAGGTTGGAATGGAGAGAAGATCAAAGAAGCTGTCTATAAGGCGGCCGCTAGAGTGAATCAATATGTGGAGCCTGATATTCTTGACAAATTGGTTGAGAAGGTTCACTCTTGTTTAATTATTGATAGAGATGCCCCAACTAAAGACCTTCATAAGGAAGTGATTCACTACTTGAGATACTTTGGCTTAGACGATATCGCCAACTCATATCAAGAATATAGAGACTATAAGAATACTTATGCTAAATCATTTGAGAAAGTTAAAGATGAAGCTGATAACGTGCTTCTTCTTGGGGACAGAGAGAATGCTAACTTCGATAGCTCTCTGGTGTCAACAAAAGGCTCGCTCATTAAGGGCTACCTTACAAAAGAACTCTATCGACAATTCTATCTTAGCAAGGAAGAAAAAGAGTTAACTAAGCGTGGTGACATCTACATTCACGATATGCGAGATATGCTCATGGGTTCTGTCAATTGCTGCCTGTTTGATATTGGGAATGTCCTTAGGGGTGGCTTTAGTATGTCCAATGTGGACTACACGGAACCTACGAGTGTATTGAGTGCACTTCAGGTAATTGGAGATATCACTCTTGTGGCTACTGCACAGCAGTTCGGTGGATTCACCCTTGCAGAGATCGATAAGGTTCTCCTTCCGTATGCTAAGAAGACCTACGATAACGCAATTAAGAAATACTTCGAACAATGCAACATGGAGTATGATGAATCCTGTGCAATGGCTATGGGGGATCTCAGGCGTGAACTTGAACAAGGCTTCCAGTCCCTTGAGCTGAAGCTCAATACTGTTCCGTGTTCTCGCGGTGACTTCGCATTCACTACGCTTACCTTCGGTACTTGGGACATCATGATGGATGACCTTGATAGAGACATCATGCGGATGATTGGTGAGACTATCCTTAAGACTCGCATGAGGGGGCATGGAGGTAAACAGGTGGTGTTCCCTAAGCTTGTCTTCCTCTATGATGAAAATAAGAGCAATGAAGATGAAGATCACAAGGAGCTCTTTGAACTTGCTGTGAAGTGTTCCAGTAAGTGCATGTACCCTGATTATCTTAGCTTGAACCATGGTAAGGCTGCAGACATCTACAAGCGTACTGGAGCTATTACTTCGCCGATAAACTAATATCCTGTCGGCGTTAAACATACCTAAACGGGGAAACTCCTAACAAGTAATGTTGAGGACAATCCCGTACGAAGCAATAATAAGAATTATTGTGTGTCTAACGACTAACCCTGATGAATGTAGGGGTGTAGGGGGCGCGAGGTGATTGCTCACGCCTTCGAAACGGTATGCCTAAACTAAGATTTAGGAAGATATAGTCTAGCCCATTTAGAAATAAATGGAATCAAATTATGAGATACAGCCTATGGCAGGGATGCCGGGCGTACCTCACTGAATGGCACGATAAGGAGGGCAAAGCTATTACTGTTGGTCGATGCAACATTGGTGCTGTGTCTTTGAACCTTCCGTTGATCTGGCAGGTTGCCAAGAACGAGAACAAGAATTTCTTCAATGTCCTTAGTGATCGTATGGAAGTCATCAGAGAATTCTTTAAGAAACGCTATGATATCATCAGACACACTAAAGCTTGTACCAATCCTATGGCATTCATGCAAGGAGGGTTCTATAAGGGGAACCTTAAGGCAGACGATGAGATTGGTGATTTGGTCAACTACATGACTGCATCCTTTGGTGTTACTGCTCTCAATGAACTTAATATCCTTGCTACTGGTAAGACACTCTATCAGGATCCATGGTTTGCTGAGGGTGTACTTAAGCATATCAATGATAAGGTAGAGCAGTTCAAGAAAGAAGATGGATACCTTTATGCTGTCTATGGTACCCCTGCAGAGAACCTTTGTGGGGTTCAAGCTAAACAATATGCTGACTATACAGGTGACCATCAGTTTGGAGAATACTTCACTAACAGCTTCCATATGCATGTCAATGAAAACATCACTCCCTTCGAGAAGCAAGATGCTGAATATGAGATGTTTCATATGTGCAACGGAGGCCACATTCAGTATGTCCGAGTAACTAACCCTGAGAACCTTCAGGCACTTAAGGCACTGATCCTCCGTGGGATGGAGAAAGGGTTCTATCAAGGTATTAACTTTGACAGTGCCTATTGTGAGGACTGCGGTAAGCATTCAACTAATGTCATGAATAAGTGTCCACATTGTGGATCTACTAACTTGTCTGTCATTAGTCGTGTTTGCGGATACCTAGGGTACACTAAAGCTAATGGTAGTACTCGTATGAACGATGCTAAGTTAGCTGAAATTAAAGACAGAGTATCAATGTAACGATGAACTACGCTAAGATAGATACCTGTAGTATGACCAATGGTGATGGCATAGGAGTAGACCTGTTTGTCTCGGGATGCTCCTTATGCTGCCGAGGGTGCTTCAACAAGAAAGCTCAGGATCCCCAATACGGTCAAGAGTTCACTGAAGATACTCTAGACACCCTCCTAGATGCTCTTAAATCGCCCTATATTGAACGATTGAGTATCTTAGGTGGTGACCCCTTAGAGCCCTATAACAAACACGCTGTAGAGCAAATCCTGAAGCGTGTGAGGGATGTCTATGGGGACACTAAGAGAATCTGGTTATGGACAGGACGTACCTATGAGGATATCAAAGATGAACCTATCTTGGATTATGTTGATGTCCTCATTGATGGTAAATTTGAATTAGATAAAAAGGAAAAACATGAATACCATGGCTCTAGCAATCAGCGAGTCTTTAGAATATTCCACGGAGGGTCTTGCGGACACTATGCAAGTATTGTTCGACAAGGCTCACCCTTCAGGGACGAACGGAAAGCTCTATCTTAATCTCATCCTTGAGGAGTTTGAAGAATGGGCAGAGGAAGCTTCAGATTGCCCAGAGGACTTCAAAGAACTCTGTGATCTTATCTGGGTTTGCATCATGTATGCTATTGAACATAAGTATCCTCTTGAGTTAGGCATGAAGGCTCTTGCAGAGGAATTCATGAGCAAGATGGTTGATGACAATGGCAACCTTTGCCCTACCTATAGAGCTGATGGAAAGTTACTTAAAGGAGCACACTTTAAGAAAGCTGACTTTAGGAGTCTCTTAGGCGTGAACTAATGAGATTTCTAGATATAGAACCTACAGTTGAAGATGGGGGATCCATAGCAAAGGATATTATTAATATGTCTCCCCCTATAGCTGTCACAGGGGTTACATTTTTAGGGGTAGCCCTTAGTGACTGGGTTTACATAGGTACCATTGTGTACACTATAGTAGGCATTATAACAATGATAAAGAAGTACTGGGTAGATCCATACCTAGCTGCTAGGAGAGTAAGAATTAATGAAGAACAAAGAACCATTAGACAGAGAGAGCTTGCTGAGCTCAATTCAGGACAACATGTTGGAGAACATGCTGAACGATCTTAAAGACCCAGAGAAGCGTACCCCTCAGCTATACAATGCGATTATCAAGGAGCTGCAGAGAAATGGCATCAATTGTGTCCCTAAAGCAGGTGAGGATGGGGACAATGCATTAGCTTCTCTCCTTAAGGCTACTAAAGAGAACTTTGAATTAGACTATGGAGCTAACGGCCTTGTTAACTAAAGCTTTGATTCCATACTTTAATAGTTTTCCATTGTTCTGCAGCTTAGTGTGGCAGACTATTGGGTTGCCACAGACTACTCCTATTCAGGTAGATATTGCTAAGACACTACAGCATCCCCCTAATGATAGATTCATTCTTATGGGGTTCCGAGGGGTAGCTAAGAGTTTCATTACTTGTGCTTATGTAGTATGGTGCCTATGGAAGAATCCTCAGCTTAAGATTATGGTTGTCTCAGCTAACAAAGAAAGAGCTGATGCAAACGCTACCTTTATTAAGAAGATCATTAATGAACTGCCATTCTTAGAGCACCTAAAGGCACGAGAGGGACAGAGAGACACCCAGAATCTCTTTGACGTTGGCCCGAGTAAACCCGATCATAGCCCCTCAGTTAAATCCGTAGGTATCAAAGGACAGCTTACAGGTTCTCGTGCAGATATCATTGTGGCAGACGATAAACTTTAATCATGTCGTCTCTAAACCCCTTAAATTCGGTGAAACTCAGTCCTAACTAGGAAAGACAATACCGAGCCGAGCTTTATAGCAGGTGTAACGACTATTATGTAGGGTCAAGTGACTCGAAAAATGGGGATACCTTTTGGTATAAGATATAGTCTGGTCTTCATAGAGATATGAAGCATCGTCAATTATAAGGAACATAACTATGTACGAAATTAACAAAACTTACGAAACTCCTAAAGGTCTTATTAAGATCCTGTCTAGAACTAAGAAGCAGAAACTCCCGAACGGTAAAGTCAAGCATCCTAGGGCTGTCATTCAGTTTGTCAAGACTGGAACAGTCATTGATGTTCAAACCTGTAACATTAAGGCAGGAAAGTTTGAGGACTTTATGGAACCCACAGTTTATGGTGTTGGTTTTATGGGTTCTCCTATTAGAATACCTGATAGAGGCTCTAATAGCATCGTCCGTAGAATCTATGACCTGTGGGCTAACATGCTGAAGAGAGCCTATGGTAACTACAAGACTAGCTATGTAGGCTGTAAGGTAGACCCTAGGTGGCATAACTTTACTACCTTTTTGAATACAATTCATGAGGTTGAAGGTTATGCAGAATGGGAGAAAGATTCTAGTATGCACCTTGATAAGGACATCAAGAAGGGCAACTGCAAGCTCTATTCTAGGGATCACTGTAAGTTTGTTTATGCTACTGAAAACGTAGCGGATTCTCTAAAGAGACGATGGGGTAAGGCTAACGACCTTGCCTTAACATAAAGGTGGAAGTTCCATCTAATTCATTTACTCAGGTATTGAGAGATCAGCTATTCGAGTTAGTGAAGGAGTTCGACGCTGTTATCAAACCTAATGGCAGCATCATTTACCTTGGTACCCCTCAGAATGAAATGTCTCTCTATAATGAACTTCAGGAAAGAGGGTACACTGCTATTATCTACCCTGCAAGATATCCTTATGATGAGACCCAGAGAGCTAACTATGGTACACGTCTAGCTAAGTTCATTGCAGACAAGTATGACAGTGATCCTGAGAAGTACGCAGGTAAACCTACAGATCCCCTTAGATTCAATGAAGAGGATCTACAGAAACGAGAGCTGTCCTATAGAAGAGCGGGGTTCCTGCTGCAGTTCATGCTAGACACTAGCTTATCTGATGCTGATAAGTACCCATTGAGACTTAGAGATCTCATTGTAGGCACCTTCAGTACAGATGAAGCACCTATGAAGCTTACATGGATGCCTGATCCTGCTCGTAAGGTCTCCCTTCAGGAGATCCCAAAGGTAATGGGACTAAAGGGAGATGCCTATTATATGTGCCACACAGCTTCCCCAGAGATGGAGAAGTATACCTATAAGATGATGTGTGTTGATCCGTCTGGCAGGGGGCGTGATGAGACGGGATATTGTGTACTATACTATCTTAATGGTTACATCTACGTGATGGAAGCAGGAGGTCTCCTAGGGGGGTACTCTGATGTAGTCCTAAATAAACTAGCGAACACTGCTAAGAAATGGAAGGTTAATGAGGTAGTCATTGAAGGTAACTTTGGTGATGGCATGTACCTCAAGCTCTTTGAGCCTGTCCTTAGGAAGGTCTATAAGGAATGCGGTACTAAAGAAGTTAAGTCAACAGGACAGAAAGAAGTACGCATCATAGATACCCTAGAGCCTGTCCTAGGTAACCATAAGATGATAGTTACCCCTGAGTGCATCAACAGGGATATCGATAGTGTCCCTGAAGGTGACTACAAGTATGCACTATTCTATCAGATGACTAGGATCACTGCCGATAGGGGTGCCCTAGTTCATGACGATTAACTTAATCAGTCGTCAATAAATCTTTTGAATTCGGTGGAAACCTCTATAGGAATCTATTGAGACAATACCGAGCGAAGCCTAGCAATAGGAACGTGTAACGACTATCCCGAAAGGGAGTACTCTCAAGCGAGAGGAAGCGGAAGACTAGATGATATAGTCTATTCTATATGGTGACATATAGCATCAACAAATTTATATAGGAGAATTTCTATAATGAAAACATACAAAGGTTTCAACAACACAGGTGATCCTCTTGAGGCTACCCAATATAAAGGCAAGACTTGGATTGTCTTTTTTCCTAATACTGGTAGTTGCAGGAAGGCAAACATAGATAACGTTAGAGCAGGCAAAGTTAAAGACCTTTACAAACCATCAAGATATGGGGTAGGCTACAATGGAAATATCCTTAAGCGCTATCCTTGGTGGAAGAAGGCCAAAGATTTATGGTCTAATATGCTCAAGCGTTGCTACTTTGAAAAGGACGCTAGAGGATACTATGGTAGAGCCGTAGTAGCCCCTGAATGGCACTGTTTTGCTACTTTCTTAGAAGATATCAAAGACCTGCCTAATTTTGACAAGTGGCTACTCAATAGTGATCCTTATGACTTGGATAAAGACTATAGAGTTGGAGCACTTGGAGTGTATTCTAAGCAGAACTGTATGTTCCTACCTAGATCATTAAATAGATCTGGGGGTAAGAAAGGTAAACACCTTGTTGATGGGGCTTGGGTAGCGAACAAGCCTTAATACATAAGAGATTAGATGCCTTAGCTATAGGTGTCAAGTATTTAGTAGATTTCATGGGAATTGATGCTGATGAAGGAATAAATGAAGTAACTTCAGAATGGCTAGAGGAATCTTTGGAAGCCTTTCATGGGTTTATTACAAGAAAAATAGGAATAAATACAATTACAGAAAATGTAAGAGAATCAGGTACTTCCAAGGGATTCAATAAATACAAATATTCAGAGGGATACAAGTTTACAAGATAAAATCATCCCTATAAAGGTGAAGTGACTACTCCGAATAAAATCTCCACTCCCAGAAGGGGCCAGAAAAAGGTATATATAAGATATCTACCTGACCACCTCCTGATAAAAAATAAGAAAATAATAATTAAAAAAAATAATGGGGTTACCTATAGACCCTTTGAGATATTCTAAAGGGGCTCATAAAGACTGACTTTAGATTTTTCTTTATGTTCCCTTTTAGTTAACTCAAAGTATCCATATGAGACCATTGAATCATAAACTAGTAGTAGCTATCAAGATCATCATTATTATTGTCCTTTTAGTGGTTTCCTTATTGAATGGTGATGTAGGGACAGTTGATGCACTACTTAGAGCTGCTGTAGGTGGATTACTATAGCCCCTTTAAGGGGTGCCTATAGTTAGCCTATAGACCATTTAAGGTGTACCTTAAGTTAACCCTTAGGGTACGCCTCCTTATGTTAGCTTGCTATCTCTTGACGATAACTTGTGGTTAACTCTAGGGTAACTTAAGTGTAACAACAGGGTCACCTTGATTAGAATTTTATAATAAATTTGTAAGGTGGCACATTAATACAGACACGGGCGTGTGTCCCCCCGTAGGGTGCCTTGAGATTCCTCATTGCTGCTCGTATACACCTGCTGCCTAATTTACGTATATATGTGTAGGGTAGATTAGGGTAACTTAGGGTAACTTAGGGTAACTTAGGGTAACTACTAACCCTATTGTTTACATTTGGTTCATCTATGTTTTTTCGAGGTAACATAGGTATTTCTACCTATATCATATCTGTTGCTCCCTATTATCAACCTTGGGAAGCCCGAAGGCCTACCCGATGACTATTATTATAATAGCGTTGGGGCACCGAGGGTATCCCATGAACAGGGGATAGGGGAGGGCTTGACAATCGCTTGTGGGTTTGTTAAAGTGTGCTCATGGTTAAACAAACAGATCACATGGAGGATCTAAAGATGCTACAGTTCAGATTAAAGAGAGTGGTTATCAGATCGGATGCAGAGACACAGAGGGTTTCTATAGTGTGCCCTGATGGTGCTCAGTATGTGATCCAGTTTACGACTGATGATGATCATTTTCATGAGTTTGAGGCTTATCTTCTGTGGAATGCAATGCACCACTCAGACTTCAGAGATGAAGAACGTACTCTTCTAGTCATCCGAGAAGTTGAGCATTATGCACTCATGCAAGGCATTGAGAACTTCGAGGGGAAGTGGCAATCGGCTTCCAAGTAGGTATTAATACTTACATAGCACATTCTTGACAAGCTATCTCAAGTGTGCTATAGTAAGCATTGATGATCAACACCAAGTCACTACCAAGAGATACACATTATGACAACGTTTAACGAACAGTTTGGCACTATGCTGATCAAGGCCGTTCGCAAGATCAACCGCAGAGCAAGTATTAATAAGCTTCGGTTTGGCAATTGTAGATATACAGCTATGAAATGGACTGATGTAGGGGATCTTCTCACTGAATGGAAGAAAGATATCAACCATATCAGCGTTGACATAGATGTTAACGAAAAACTCCTTTGGGTAAAGGAAGATAACAAGGAACTGTTCTTTGCAGACCTTTATTTTCTTAAGTAACACCAAGGGCAGCCAAAGATCAACCAAGGGTACACTAAGGGATAATCCTAATACATAGAGACTTGACAAAATAATGTTAGGTCTCTACAATTAGAACTAACCTAAATAGCAACTCATAGGAGCAACATCATGTCACGCTATACATACAGCATCAAAGCATCTGGCAAGCCTACAGTCAGCCTCACCAACATCCAATAAGAGGAGAACCATCATGTATGCATTCTTTGTCCGCAAGTATGGCAACAAGCGCTATCGCATGTATAACGGTACCTTTAGTGAACTCCAGTGCGCTGGCCTGTTCTATGAGCTCCTAAAGAAGGCAGGGCTGCCCCAAGGCACTCAAGTCCAGCTCAGGGTCTATAATATCAACTCTCAGAAATGGAAGAGGCTGGGAGATTGGAACGACCTCTAATTTCACTCAGGATCGACGATAGGCACTCTGGTAAGGCCAACATACCACCAAGTGCCCTATCGTTTAACCTGAAGCAATTCTGAGGCCTCTGCGGCCATTCTATAGAGCAACCTAAAGAAGGAAACCACAACATGTATGTCATCATTCACACATTTCAAACCAACTTAGGCAGCAAAGGGACAACCATCAGTGTTCGTAAGACAATACCTATTGAACTCTATGATGAGAACACATTGAGTGTAGTCGTATTCACCAAGGCACAAGCTGCCGTAGACTACCTCAATATGCTCAGAGATAACTCAAAGCTCTCCTATGGGAAGTATGCTGAGCTGTTGAATACTCTTGAGAAAGAAACTGAACAATACTTATGCAGAAAATAACTTATGTGATTTGGTATTTAATTCATAAAGAAACCTCCGTAGTTTACTCTAAAGAGTACTATGAGGAACATAAAGACAACATCGATTTAACTGAATTCTATGTCATATTACAATAATGATCATTTATGAGAAGAAATAGTTAAACTAATGAGTAAGAAAGAGGAGACAACTATGCAGCAATGTGATGACAAATGGATTAATAAAGATAGTGGAAAGCCTGAGGATCAAGCCCATTATCAAGGATTAATTCAGCCTATTGAATTAATGAAAGAGATTCTTTCTTCTGAGGAATTCGTAGGTTTCTGTAAAGGAAACATGATCAAATATGCCTATAGGGCTGGACATAAAAACGGAGAATCTGGTAAGAAAGACCTAGAGAAATATGAGGCTTATAAAGAGTTTCTAAATAGGTTTCTTTATGATCAACCTTTGATTAACCACTGAGCATCTAAGGTAGACAACTGAGATCTAAGGTTGTCATTAGGGGAGATTATATTAATATTGATCTAGGTCAAGAAAAAAAAT